CCATGAGCCTGCATTCCGTTCGTATTCGATTGACCTATTCATCGAGATACTCTCATTTGAGTTGTTATTGAAATAGTGGTAATCCCATGTGCCAAATTTATTCTTCCATGCTACTGATTGAGATGGATATTTTGAACATTGAGAAATCTCAAATAATAATGGTCTTATATATTCAGCAGTTGGATAAGATGTAATTTTGTAATAGTTACCTGTACCAGAACCAACTGCACTAACTATAAATAAAGTAGCAACATTGTTATCTGCTGCACCCATAGAAACCCAATCAGTATCTCCACTTGATTGTATGTATATATAATCTCCTATTTTAGCAGTTGATGCTGCTTTTGCATCAATAATAGTTTGTGCTCTTGTTACGTTACCTACACTAATAGTATAATATTTATCAGTTGTTTGCATTTGGTAACCTCCCAAATCAACATACTTCATTTTAGCTACATTCTCATACCCTGCTGCTATAAATAAAAGCATTTCATCTTCATCGCCTGTTGCATCGCTTGCAAGAACACCACCATAAGTTGATTGATTTGGCAAGTATATTTGTGCTGTGTAGTTACTTAAATCTGCGTTTGGAGTTTCACTATAAAATTTATATTGGAAACCTATGTTGCTACTATTGAAATATGTACTACTTTCATTTAACCATGATAATGTTCTGTAATCTCCTGCACCTGTAAGATGTGCAATCATGCCACTTGTATCGTTTGGTTGTGTTGTTACGTATGGAATTTTGCTCAAGAACTTTTCGTATGGTGTTGTTAGTCTAGGAGCATACAACTCAAATTTAAAGTTCATTTGGTCTTCCCACTCATTTGCGTAATTGATTAACGCATAAGTAACATCAATGTTTTGGTCAACTCTGCTTATCGTTCCTCCATCAGTTGAAGCAAACTCCTCATAAAATCTAAGAGTAACTAAACGTAAAGTATCTGTATTCTTGCTAATTGCAAAATCAACATTAGAGCCTGCTGATGGGTTTGGAATATTTCTAGGCATCAAATGTATAGAATTGTAACTTACTGCACCTGTGATAGTGTTAGCATGCTTATTCGTTACTGTTGTGTAGTTCTTAACAATACGCTCAATATTAAAATGAGCTGCACCTGCATTGTTCTTTGGTTGTTTCAATGTTGCCTTAACAACTCCACCAATTACAACCTCTACAATGTACCTGAAATTAAATACAGGTGTTGTTGTACTTGTGGTTGTTACTATCCAATAATTACTTCTAGTTGCCGTTGTTGCCATTTGTCTTTATTTCATCTAATGTAAAACTCATAAACTTTTCAAAATCTAACATGTATGCCTTTTTAATTTCTTTAGGCAGTTTCTTGTATGTTTGTTTAAATGCGTTGGTAAAAAATCCGTTACCCTCATATCCAAACCTGTTAATCTTTCTGGCAACTAGAAAAGCAATCGACCTTTGTTGTTGTGTCTTGTTCTTCCATGCCTCGTATTGTCCTTTGGAGTTTCTCGGTCTTAACTTTTTACGCTTAACCCACTCCAATATGTTTTGGTAAACAACCCCACCTTGTGAATTGTTTGACTTACCTCTTCCTTTATCAATCTGCTCTCCATAATCTTCGTAATTGAATTTTAAAGAGAATGCATTTAATGTAACCGCTACATCATAATCAATAGACTTAAGGAGCTTACCTGTATCGTACCCTCGTTTGCTTCTCAGCAAATTTGCAGCAGCCACCTCAACAGTCTTTTTACCGAACTTGTTTAAGGCTTTAGATAAGTTCTCTCCTTTAAATTCCATCTATCGATTCATCGGTGTTTCACAAGCAGAATTTTGTGCTTGCACAGTTATGTTGAATGTACCTTTCCAACCACTTAGTAAGTTCTCAAACCTATCTGTAAATGGTTCACAAGACAAGCTCTCAGGCATCGTTATGCTTTGCGTTACTGCTGATGTATTTGAGTAGCTTCCTGTTCTAAATTCTCGATATATATCTGCTAGTATTAAGAATGTTCTATTTAAAGCAAAATCTTGGTCTGAACCATCAGCATCGACCAAATCCATAACAAGCAAATCAAAAGTAAACGTAAATGTAGTCTTGTTAATTGATGCACTTGTTTCGATTAAATGCACCTTTGTAAATACGTCTTGCGTTTCTAAATCAGCCTCAAAAATATCTCCTGTTGTAAAGGTTTTAACTTGTTGGTGCTGCTCGCATATCTTCTTAAACGTATTTACTATATCAATGTAACTTTTCATTTCTTCTTATTTACTTTGTTCCTATCTTTAATATAAGAGATGTATGTTAGTGTTTCGTTTATGTTGAGCTTTGTTACTGCATCCATTTTAAGTATGTCATCGTTGCACAACATCATTATTACAGAATACCAACCCCATCGTTTACCGAAGTTTGCACTTGACTCACTTTCTCCTCCTCCTGTAAAGACACCATTGTGTCGCTCAAATAACCCCTCCCTAAACGATAAAAAAAAACCAAGCAACTTTGTGCAACTGATGCAGGCATCTTATTCAAGAATAGGTTTGCCCTCTCATCTATCTTTGCATCGTACTCCTCAATCAGATACTTACCCTCGCCCTCAGTTGTAACTTTCCTGTAAAGGATTGCCATAATCATGTGCAAGTTTTTGTCTAAGTCTTTGCAAAGCATGTCAATATCCATGAACTCGCCTGTTGATATACTCTGAATATCTGGATTGAAGCCATATTTAACACCCTCTATGCTTACCAATTTGATTAACGATGTTTCGGTGTTAGTCATTGCACAAAGTTTCTTGTACATGGCTAATAAATCAAGCACCTTAATTCTGTTGATATTAGAATCGTCTACTTTATCAACCAAGAGCTTAATAACTTCTTTAGCTTTCTCAACTTCGTCAATCTCTAGCTTTTCAATATCAGCTAGTTTAATCATCTGCTTTATAGTAATCTCGTTTAAGTCTTGTGGAATTATAACTTTCATATTATTAAATAGGTTTAACTTGTTATTGTATAAAAAATGTGTAATGTGTTTACTTAATAGAATATCGACCGATGTTTGGTCTTGACTTTGTCATGATAACTGCGTACCTGATTGCATCAATAGCATGGTTGTAATTGTCAATCGGTTTGTTCAGCAGGTATCCGTTCTTGTCCTCCTGCCATTTGTAGCTATTAAACTCATTGATAAGGTTTGTACTCTTGCTTGTTACTTTAAGCTCGTAACGTTTGAGCAAATCAATCCCTATGTTAATACTGTCCTTACCTTTAGATGCAGGCTTTATATTGAACCCTAGTCTATATATTTCCTCGATAGATTTAGGTTCAGCAGAATCTCCGTAAATAGCTCTTCGTCTATCAATCCCGAAATTGTGTAAAGACTTAGCAATGTCTTGGTTAGTGAGTCCTCGTTCATATATCAGCTCGTTAAATATTAAAGCACCCTCGTACTCGTAAACTTCTATCAATGCAGTAGGGTCATTTGTGTAACCAAAATCTAAACCTATTGCAATCTCTTTAGCATCTTCTGGAATCGTTCCAACAATCTGCACCTTGTTAAATATAATCGACTTACTGAACCCTCGCTCTCCCAATCCGTATATCTTCCAATACTCTTCATCGGTATGCTTTAGCCTTTCAATCTCATTAACCAATTCATCAGCTAAAAATGGATTGTCTAAATACGTTGATTTAATGAACGTACAATCTTCTCTGCTTAGCACCTTATCATATATCCAATGGTGTGTGTCAGATGGGTTGTAATCGATGTATATCTTCTCCTCAGTTCTAATGATTAGCTGAAAGAAATCCTCCCAAGTTAATTCGTTTGCTTCATTGCAAAACAGGAAGTGTCTTTTTGTACCTCTTTTCTTTTGTGGTTGGTCAAGAGATATAAACTCAAATGTGTTACCATTTAAAGTATAGGTATGGTCTGATTTGTTGTGATGTGCTTCGTTGTACAAATCTAGGTTGCTCAGTATCTCAAAAAAGTCTTTCATGACTGAGAGCTTAAGACTAGGCAATGACTTTCTAACAATGCTGAATCTCTTGCCGGTATTCTCAAATGCTTTGACAATAAGAAGTTGACAAAGTGAGTAAGTCTTTCCAGATCTTGTCCCTCCTTGATTCACTACAATTTTTGTAGGTGCGTTATAATTACGCTCAAATACGTTACTCGTCTTTATCTTTAGACTTGACAATCTCTATCTCTATTTTGTTAATCTTCTCGCCTTGTGTTGTTACATCAATAAGCTGCCTCTCATTTAAGCCTAACTGAGTTTTGGCTGCATGAATCACAACGCTAGGCACTTTGTCTTTGATGCACTCGTAGTACTTAGACCTTATAAAATCATGTTCTATTGACTCAACTTCTTTTACTTGCTTTGCAAACTCTTCATCTTGCTTTAGCCATGCATAATATGTTACTCTTCCAACGTCAGCAGCTTTCAATGCAGTAGTAACAATACCCAATGAACTGCTTAACGCTTTGAGCATTCGCTTTTTAGCTTCTTTTGTTCTGTTTTGTTCCATATCGTTCCATGTATTTAAGATGTATCTCCTTTAATTGTTCCTTATGTTTTGTCTTATCTCCATACTTAATATGGCATGGTCTGCATACTGCTTGCAGGTTCTCAATGTAGTCTTTTGTCTTGCTCCCTCCCATGCCTCGAGCATCTATGTGATGTATATCATCAGCAGGAGAAAAGCATACCTCACATTGAATGTAATCGCTTACATCAAAGCCAAAGTATTCCAGGTATATTTTTAAGTGTTTTGTCATATCTTAGCTCCACAACATTCGCATACATCTTTTGTAGCTTCCTGTAATTGATTGTCCTCGTATTTGTCTATGTTTATATCTAAATCGTTTGCAGTAAATCCAACCTCAAACAACACCTCTTCGTCAAAGTAATTAATAAGCATGTCATCATCAAACTTCCCTCCGTTCTTGTTTAGCCTAAGGTTAAGTTTCATCTCCTCCTGCAATGGTAAATCAACCAAAGCACAAAGAACGCTCTCATGACCTAAATCTTGCAAAGCTCTAACTCTTTGATGCCCTCCAACAATTACGTTCTCTCTGTCCTTGTTTATGTTTACTACAATAGGTGCAACAATACCGAACTCAGTTATTGACTTCTTTAAATCTTTAAACTGCTTTTTAGATATTGTTCTAGGGTTGTACTCAGCAAACTCTAAAGTGAATATCTTTTTACTCTCAATCTTTATAGGCTTCATATACTGCTTTTAAATCCTCAACTGTTTGCTTTACACAACTTGCACAACCTGTAACTTTCTTATTCATTCCGAATATATCGTTGTAGATGTTGGTCAAGTTCCTGTTTTGGTCATGCGTTACTTTATCGCCCTCTATCTCCTCAAACACTCTTTTAAGTATTGAGAGTTGGTCTTTAGTTATATCAGTTTCTCTGTCCCATTTATCAATTGGGCATTTAGTGAATGCTATTCTTGCTTTTATCTGCATGAAGCAACCACATTTCTTGCATTGATTTACTGACTTTCTAAAATGCTTGCACTTATTACAGATTGCAAGTCTATCGTTCAAATTCTTTGTACTCGCTCTCAACTTCATCTTTCAAGTATTGTTTAACGTTTTTAAGTGTAGTGTATATCGATGTGGTACTTATGCCGGTATCCTTTGCTAATTTGCGAATGCTCTTTCCAGAACTAAAGTAAATCTCAAACAGGAGCTTGTCGTACTCATGCAGGTTGTTCATCTTATCCTTAACAAACTGCAACTTATTCTCGAACTCTACAAGCTCTTCAATACCATCAAAGTATTGGAAGTTTTTAACATCGTAGTTTTCCGTTCTTAGCTTGGTGTAGTATTTTGTTTTAAATGCTGAGTTTGTCCTTACATACTGATTCATCAAAACTCTTGCAGACCAAAAAACAAGATGTCCGTTTTCGACTATCTTTTTAATTTTCTCTTGGTCGTACTCTAAAATGATAACATATAAGTCTTGCACCAGATCTAGTGCATCAACCTTATTTCCTTTTGTTATCTTTTCTGCTAGCTTTAGTAACTTTGGGTAGTACTTGGCTAATTCTTGATTTAATGGCATTGTAGCGAGTTTTAAACACCTCAGATGCAATAGTAATGTTGTGCAGCTTCTTTAGTGTTTGCTTTATCTTCCTTTGAGAATCGTTTGCTTTGATTCCTCTGAGTATTACTTGATTGATTATTCCTCTCATAACTTTTTAAATAAAAAAAATGGAGCTGCTAGTGTTACCTAACAACTCCACACAAAACAACTGATGACAAGACAATTATTGTTAGGAATTACAAATGTAACAATTTTATTTTAACTAATTAAGTTATTAACTTTTTAGACTTCTCATCTATAAGTTTTTTTGCCAATAACAATTCTTGTTCAAGTGCTATTAATTTTTCAAGGTACACAGCTAAGTCCATAGCTTCTTCCTGTGCGTGTATAAGCCATTCTAAGCTACCTAAATCAACTCGCTCCATCGTAGTACCATATTTATTAAAACCTACCTCTGCTCGCTTTAAAATCTTATGAACTACTTTCTCTTCTATTTTACTCATGAACCACAGGCTTCGCAATCTTCATCATCTATTGAGCATGTTTCAGGTTGTTCTTGTTCTTCTAAATCAACAATCCAACTATCCCATGTTTCCTTTGCAATCTCTTCGTTGCGTTTCTTTTTGTCTTTGCTCATTACTTTTTGTTAAATGATTCTACAATTACTGTTAATGCTATTGCAGTTGATGCAATTATTATGACGTTTTGTATCATGTTTAATCTTCTTTAAAATAGTTATCAATCGTTTCTTTTGCATCGTCAAAGCCTGTACAAACTTTGGCAAGGTAACCTCTATTGTTAAGGTTTACAATCCATACCTTTTGAGATGGACTTGCATAGTTACCTTTTACTTTAAGCTCTATCGCTAAACCATTAAATCCGTTCCTAGCTTCATAGATGAATATATCTGGAAACCCTTTAACGTATCCTGTCCTCTTGGCTTTGAGCCTCTGCGAATGATATTTTTGATATTGACCTCCTAAAGATGCACAATATAAAACATTATACTTCATCTTTAAATAGGAAACAATAGCAGTTTGTAGTTTGTCCTCTGCTGCTTTCATTTTCTTTTGTCTTTACCTCTTGGCATTTCAGGAGGAGTAAATCCAAACATCAACCAAAATGTATCAAATTTTACGTATTTCATCTCTCTTTAATTATTTCGTAAAACTCTTTATCTATTTTCTTAATATCTTTTTGTATCTCTTTCCAAGCCTTTGCAACTTCTTTCTCTCCTCCAATATCTTTCTTACTGCCTGTGCCAGAGTTTGCAACATTAGCTGCGTTCTGCTTTAGTAATTTACTTATCCTCTTATCCATTGTCTAGTATTTTATATATTTCTTTTCTTAGGTTTTTCTTTGCTTTCTTCCACTTACCAAAATGCATTCTTAAGGCTTTTTCTCTGCACATAATTACAGGATGGAATTGTTTGCGTTTATTGTGAACAAACTTTTTTCTTGCAACTATCTCCTCCTGCACCTCTTCCCAAATTTGCTCTTTGTCCTTTTGTGTAAGCACAATAAAGTTATTAAGCTCTAGCCATTGGAATGCTTGGTTAATTCCTTGAAAAGTGTACTCATCGCCTTTGCAATGTTCCTCAAATGGTTCTATAACACAAAGCTCTAGGAACTCCTTTAGCACCTCTTCTTTGTCTATGTTCTTAGCATTCGATTCTATTAGTAATCGTTCGCCATCTTGCGACTGCTCAATGCGTAGTTTGTTAGTTTTCATCTTTTGTTTGTTTAGCCAATTAAACCATGTTCTTGGATTGATTGCAAGCTGCTCTCCCTCTCTCACTCCTTTGTGAAATGCCTGAGTAACATCTTCAGCAGTCAACCTAAAAAACTTTTCGTTTAAATCGTTCATTAAAATGTTTGCTAATACTTTCCTGTCTGATTCTGCTTTGTTCTGGCTCATCTCAAACAATGCTTTATTCAAAGTCTTAAAGCAAAAGTCTAGTAATTGTTCTGTCGGTTGTTTTCCTATTTCCATTTTGCTAAGATATTAAAACAAATTTAATTGTGATTTTAATGGTTTAATTCTTTTCTCTGCGTATTCGCATTGAGCTTTAGATATTTCACTTCCTATGTAATTATGACCATCAATTAAACAAGCAGCAGCAGTTGAGCCAGTACCTATAAACGGGTCATAAATAATGCTATTTGGTTTTGCATATATCTTAGTTAATTTTCTTACTAATTCTGAACTAAATGTTGCCTTGTTTATATCAGTAGAACCATCATTGTTTTTTGCATTTATAAAATTAAAAACATTTTCGTAATTTGCTTGACCTGTTTTTCTATGACTTACTATTTTCTTATTACAATTAAAAGTATCAAATTCATCTTTTCTACAAAATACATATATATACTCAACAATTCTTGTCATTTTATTACTACTCATATTATTTGGACTTGCGTTTTTTTTCTTCCAAATTAAAATATCTGCTAATGTAAAGTTACTTTCTCGAATAATATCAGAAATTACTAAACTCATTAAAGTTGGGTTTTCAGTTCCATAACTCATATTGTATAGTACAACATTATCTTTTTTTAATATTCTATCGAAATCTTTAAATATTCTTAATGTCCATTTAATATATTCATTATTAGTCATGCCATCCTTATATAAATCGTAACCTCTGTCTTTTGCTTCTGACCTTATAATATTATAAGGAGGAGATGTAATAATTAAATCAATACAATTTGATTGCATTTTTTTCATTGTCAGTTCATTTGACTCATTGTAAATAATGTTTTTTTTCATGTCAGTTTGTTTTGTTTGTTCATAAAATCCCCAAAGTATTCCTCACTCAATCCTTTTTTCTTTGGCTTGGCATTCCTTATCCATCTATTTGCTGCGAGCTTCCACTTTTTCATTGCGTTTCTGCCCACTTTCCAACCATTGCTTTCGTAATACTCGAAGAAATTAATTGCCTCGCTTAAATCAAAGTTTTTTAATCTAAAATAATCTTCAACAATTAAAAGACTAGAGGGTTTACTCTCTTTATTATTACTTGTAGTATTAATACTTGTAGTATTATCCTTTAACTTATCTTCAATAGGGGTATGCAATATATCTTCAATACCCCCCTTAACTTTTCTTATAGGGGTATTTAACTTTTCTTTAATAGGGGTAACTGATATAATTCGCTTATCAATCTGCTTAGTTCCAGAAATGTAAAGCATTTGCACATGAATGTACTTTTTATCTGCTAATTGCTTTATCCATTTAGAGATTGATGTGTTTGATACATTGTAAAGCTCTGCAAAGTATCCATTGCTTGCCCAACATTTACCTTTCTTGTTAGATAATGCAGTGATTTCTGAGTACAGGAGCTTGGCATTTGGTGTCAAGTCTTTGTCATACCTAACCGATGCAGTCAGAATCGAGTAATAATTTGGTTGTTCCATAGTTTTGTTTTGTCAAAGGTAAAAAAAAAGGAGCATTACGCTCCTCTTAATTAAAATGGTAATGAATCATCTGCTGATGATGTAGATTCGACAGGCTCAAAACCCTCTAACTTTTCGACTTTCCATGCCTTTAAACTCACGAAATGCCTGTCTTTCCATTCTCTACCACTTATGTTAATACTAATCTCGTAGTTCTGACCTACTTTTAAGCCCTTTACAAGAGCTATTCCTTTGTCTTGCATAAACTCTATTGGAATGTCTGCATCGTACTCTGTATCGGCTTGTTTCAAGATAACCTCTTGTTTCTTGAATTTGTCAGATATAACTTGTACATCTTTGATTTTAAGGATTGTTCCTTTTAGCTGCATAATATATGTAATTTTTGGGTTAACATAGTTGATTCGTTGTGTGCCTGTAATACCTTTCTAGTCTTTTCTTTTAAATCGTAAATCTTCTCTTTAAGTCTGGCATTCTCATTCTGCAAGTTTTCGAGTTCATCCTTTGCTCTTTGCTTTGCTCGTAACTTTACAACCTCATCCATATCTGTATTTTCTGCCATGATAAGAACTAGATTATCATAAGTCTTTCTGTAATAATCAAAAGTCTTATAATCGTTCTCATGATTCCTGCATCCATGAATTACTGATGCATGGTTCTTACCGAATGCTCTACCTATTTTTGTACACCCCCAATGATTTTCTAAAAGGAATGCATAAACCATATTTCTAGCACCTACAATAAACCTTTGTCTATTTGTACTCATTATATTTTTAGAACTCGTCTTGTTCAGCTTTGCAGCTTGTTCGATTAAGTATTCAAATTTATCTTCTTTAAACATTACAGTAGTTTTATTAATTTGATTAAACTTATTTTTGAATCGTTGCTAATCTGCACCAACTGACTAAATGTAATCTTTCGCTCATCTTTGAGCAGAACATTCAATGTCGGTTGAGATAACTTTAAAGCAGTACCGATTGTTGCCTTTGTCTTGTAGGTATTCAACAACACCTCTTGTAAATTTGTGGTTGGATTCCAACCTCTTCCTGTTTCGTTTTTCATATCTTATTTTCTTTTAAAGTCATCAGCTTCATCTTCTCCAAAATGTCCAAGCTCATAAAAGCCTGTTAGCTTTAAAACTGCTCTACTCATTGCACGCTTCTCAGCCATTGCAACAGGATAAGCATTTGATGTGTTGTTTGGTGCTGATTCGCCAAATGTTTGAATTACCTTATCGCCACTCTTTGCAGTTGCCTTAATGATAATACATTTGTTATCTCCTGAGTTATGCAGTAGTTGGTAATCAATCTCAATGTTGTTATTGGCTTGTATTTTATCAATTCCAGATCTTGAGATAATTGTATAGAATTTATGCTTGAATACATCGTCAGCAGTCAATCCATTTTTCTTGTACAATTCGTTTAGCTTGTCTTTGTTCATCTTATTGTTCTTTACTTGGTTTGTCTAAATGTTCCCACTCTTTAATTGTTTCGTTCAATGGAGAACGTTTGCCATCGCTCCACTCTTTAGATAAGTAGTATTGTCTTTCCTCATCTAAACTTAACTCTATTGCATTCATAGCTGCAAAATCAATTTGCTGCTCTCTGCTTCCTAAAAAGAATTCTTTTAACTTTCCCATCTTATTTGTTTTTGTAGTTTTCAATTTCTGATTCTAAAGCTACCTTAATTTTAGCAAGATTAACATTTGCAGTAAAGTACAAACCCTCGTCTAAAATAAACTTCTCTAGTTTTAAATGTTCTGTCAATGCTTGCTCTAAATAGTCAAGTCTTACTCTGTCTTGTGCTGATAAATTTGTCATTTGTTTTGTTTTTGTTTTGTCAAATATATAAAAAATTTTATAAACCACTACGACCTAGTTTTTCGCATGGTGCATGTCTAAGCTGCATGTCAACTTCTGGAACACCTGTGTAATCATCAGCCCAAACTGATTCAGGTTCGTACCATGCACCAACTTTGTGCAACTGCATCTTTAACTCATAAACTAAATCTTGACTTCGTTGGTCGTTTTCTAACTCCTTGATGCGAGCTTTCATGTTCTTGAGTAGGTTGTCAGCTAGTTCTTGTTTCATTACATACTGCTTAACTACTTGTGTGATATGCCCAACAGGATATTCGCCTCCTGTGTAAACTGTGGTCTTGTCTGATGTGTCAACTGTTACTTTCATTGTTTTGTCTTTAGGGTTAAAGGAGCATTACGCTCCTATTAAATTCATATCTTGTAACTTGTTTACTAAAACAATAAGGTGTTTAGCATCTTTAATTACTTTACCATCTAATTCTAATATCCATTTAGAAGATACTCTACTAAACCAAATATTAATATCTTTAGTTTCGTTTTCTAAATTAAAGATACCATCTGATAAAGAATTAAAATCTTTAATTTCTTGTAATAATTGTGTAGTGTTCATAATCTTGTTTTTTAGTTGTTATAGGTTAAAGAGGCATTAAGCCCCTTGTTTATTTAATTTAGTTCTTATTTTATTTAATTTATATTCAGCACTATATAATCCAAGTGATACTGGCGTATTGTTTTGGTTAGAGTTGCAAAGTATTTCCCTTGCATTTGAACGCTCTATAGCATATAAAATACCTCTAATTTCGTCTTTTGATAATTCTAATTTCATAATCTTGTTTTTTAGTTGTTATTATTATCGCTTGTCTTTGACAAATATATAATATATTTTAAGAATACCAACTATAATATTAAAATAATTTGCAAAAAAAAAAAGACCTACATCTCTGTAAGCCTTAATCTTGGGGGGATAATTTTAAAAAAAATGTGTTAGCCTTGCAACTTGTCCTCTATCGAACTCATGTACGAATGCTTCGACTGCTTTTGGAGAGCCTGTAAACCCTTTTCTTGAATGCCATGAATCTGCTGCACTTGGACTTCTTAAATACTCTACTGTTACACCTATAAAATCCTTTGCATCTCTCCATTTATGTTTTACTTTGTGATGTAGGTGGTGTAAATACCAATATCTATATTTGGTTGCTGCCCAAAGCTCTGCTCTTTCTTGTGCCATCAACAAGGGTAAATTATCCATTTTTGCACCATCTCCGTGTTCTAAGCCTATTAAATTACTTCCGTACTTGTAATATTTCC